TGGCACGCACACCCTCACGCCGGTCAGCGCAGTGGTCAACTCAACTACTGCCACCATCTTCAGCAAGAGCCACGGCTACATCGTGGGCAACCGCATCCGCCTGACCGCCGGATCGTCGGCCGCCCTGGACGGGCATGAGTTCGATGTCGCCACCAAGACCGACCACACATTTACTATTGAGGTTCCGAGCGGCACGGCCAGCGACCTCACTGCTGGCTTGCGCCTGCGCCGCGTCAAACCCCCAATCTACTGGACCGGCACCGGCAGCTTCGTCCGCGCTGCGGCTGGCGTGCCCGCTGAAGGGCCGACCTACAAGAAGATGCGCTCAGTCGCTTGGGCGAGCTACATCCAGAACCGGCTCATCATCCCTGACGGCCGTGACCAGGTCGCCATTTCCGACTACCTCGACGCGGATCTCTACGACCCGTTCTGGCAGAGCTTCCGCACCGGCGCCGGCGGCGGTGACTTTGTCGTTGCCGTGCATCCTTGGGTGGAAGGCAGCGCCCTAGTGTTCTGCCGCAAGAGCATCTGGCTGGCCACCTTGGCGCAATTCCCAAGCACCAATGGCAGCGACTTCGCCATCGACACGGCGGTTGCCAAGCTGGAACTCGTCACCGACGAGATCGGATGCAGCGCCCGCAACAGCATCGTCACCGCTGGGCGCTTTGTCTTCTTCCTTTCTGACGCCGGTGTCTACCGCTTGGACACCCAGCTTGACTTGAAATTGCGTGGCGACACCAAGCCGCTCAGTGATCCGGTTGCTGACCTCTTTGAGCGCATCGACCAGAGCAAGGTGCAACGCGCCTTCGGCATCTGGCACAATAACCGCTACATCCTCGCCGTCCCAACGCTGGACTCGCCTGACGATAGCAACGATCTGGTTGTCACCTGGTCGGCCCTCAATGACCAGTGGGAAAGCCGCGACATCTACGGCATCGGCGTGGACAACCTAATCGTTGGCACCTACAGCGATGTCCGCCGCATCTTCAATGTCCGCCGCACCGGCAAGCTCTACTTGCTTGACGAAAAAGACAACGGCACCGACGACGAGCCGAGCGGCAGCAATGTCGGCCAAGTGGTCGGCACGATCAAGACCCGCCGCTACAACATGGGAACGATGAGCAGCAAGCGATTCACCCGTAGCCTCGCCGATGTTGTCTTGCCGGATGACGGCAGTATCACGGTCAAAGCCAACCTCATCAACCCCGACGCCGAGATCACCTTGGTGCCGGGGCAAAGCAACGACACCGGAGTCGGCGAGGACTACACACTCAAACAGCCGATCCGCCGCAAGGCGCACGCCGCAGAGTTAATCTTTGAGACCACGTCTCGGCGCCCCGAAATCCGCAACGTCAGCATCGAGGCCGCCGGCCCATCCAACCCGCCGACTGAGACAAGGAACGCAGCTTAACAACTAAAGAACAAAATCATGGCAACAGTAACCGCATCTTACAACTGGGTCTCAGGCGAGACCGTCACCCCCGCCAAACTAAACACGACCGCCGCGCCGACTGTGGTGGTCGCTGACAACGAGGTCACGACCGCGAAGATTTTGGACGCCAACGTGACGGACGCAAAACTTGCCGCAACGCTGAACTTGAGCAGCAAGACGGTCACGCTTCCGGCCACAATCTCTCTTCCGGCGGGAGCGGTGATGTCTTTCGCCATGAACAGCGCCCCCGCTGGCTGGCTGGCAGCAGACGGCACCGCCGTAAGCCGCAGCACCTACGCCGCGCTCTTCGCCGCCATCAGCACGACCTATGGCGCGGGCGACGGCAGCACGACCTTTGCGCTGCCGGATCTACGCGGCTACTTCGTGCGCGGCAGCGGAACCAACGGCGACGGCACGGAGGCAGGGACGTTCGGCGCTAAACAGGCGGATGCCTTTAAGAGTCACACGCACGGCTATACCGACCAAATCGCTGTCAGCAATGGACAGTTTAATGTAGCTGGAGGAACCGGACAGGACGGAGCAAGTGACCTTGCGCGAACAACGGGTTCCACTGGCGGCACCGAAACCCGACCAAAGAACATCGCCATGCTCTATTGCATCAAGTTTTAGGCATGACCCCATGGCAAAAAGCAAAAGCATGGTGGGACAACCACAGCACGCAGGACTTCTGGGACGCAGTCGGCGAGCATTTGTCGGCGGGCTATGTGTGGAACAGCCCAAGCTGCTTCATGCTGGCCAAAGCCTGCCGGTGGAACGCAGAGGAGCAACAATTTGAAAGCGGCGAGCCGAACACTTGGTTCGTCACTCTGGCTGCTGGCTCTGCTGGCACAAGCTGCGTGCGGGAGTGCCTTCGCGTGGCGCCGCATGCGCACCCCTATGTGGCCTGGTGCCGCAGGGGGAGCTTTGAGCCGCGAGTATACTCAATGGAACAACTAATGAAGAAAGTAGGAGGACAATAATATGGGTGGATCACCTTCAATGCCAGCACCACAACCGCTGCCACCGGCACCGGCGCCGATTGATTACGATAAGATGGCCGCCGCGAGCATTCGCGTGGCTAAGGCCCAGAGCGAAGAGCAGGAGGCGATGATCAAAAGGTTATACCCTGAGTATACCAAACTGCAGTTCGACACCGCCGACCAACTCGCCGGCAAGCTAGACAACGAATACCTCGCCCGCACGCGCGGCGTGGTTGGCGAAGAGCTGACGGCGGCGAGCACACCGAATGCTATCGAGGCGAGGCTCATGCAGGATGCGGAGTCGGAGCTGGCCCTTGGCCGCTCGCTCTCCCCGGAGCAGATGCGGGACGCCACCCAGTCAGCTCGGGCGGCCTTTGCGGCGCGCGGGCTTGGCACCTCGATGGGTAGCAGCGCGGCTGAGATTCTTAACCGGGATGCCTACGGCACCGCGCGGCAGGACCAGCGGCGTGGGTTTGCCGCCGGCGTGAACCAGATGGACCTTGCTCGCAGACAGCGGCGGGTTGGATTGGCTGGGGCTTATGGCGACCTTGATCCGTTTCGGCAGGCTATTGGGCCGGCGTTTGGGCTGGGCTCGCAGACGCTTTCCACCACGACCGGACAGGTGAACAGCATCTTCGGTGGTTCGCTGCAACAGGCGGGCAACGTGGAATCCTTCAACACGAATATGGCCATGAACCGCTACAACTCGGTGCTCAACAACAACGCCGCGCTGCAAGGTGCGGGCATGCAGGCGGGCGCGTCCAGTCAGGCCGGCATGATGGGCATGATCGGCTCGGGCGTGGGCGCGGCCGTGGGCATTGGCGCTATCGCAATCTAATGGAGCTAATCAAAGAGACTTGTCGGCAGGTGGAGCGTTGGCTGGATGCCAGCGTGAATCCGGTTGTCCTTTGGTCGGGCGGCAAGGACAGCACGGCGATGCTGCACCTCATCCGCTACGAGGTCGGAGCCAAGCTGCCGGTCATCCAGTGGCGCGAGCCCCGGTTCCGCAGCCGCTACGCCTTCAGCGACCGGCTGGCCAATGCGTGGGACTTGGAGATGTATGACTACGCTCCGCTGGACTACATGCTGACGGACGGCTTTGACATCGAGACCGGCGCCCCGCGCTTTGACTTTGTGAAGCTCTACCAGTTTGGACAGAAAGCCTTGGCCCTCTGCCTCGGCACCGAAGAGCCCAAGCCCGAAGAGCTGGCCAGCGGTCGCTACCTCTGCGGTCTGGACGCCCTGCGCCGGCCGACCGGGACGTTTGAGTTTCCTTGGGACAGTGCGTTCCACGGCCAGAAGTCGGCCGACGTGGACTTGATCAAGGGCCAAGTGCCGCTCGCCCAAGACGCCTTGGTGCAGGCTGGCGTGCCGACACAGTTTTATCCGATGCGCCACTGGTCGGATGCTGACGTGTGGAACTACCTTGAGGCGGCCGGCGTGCCCAACGACGAGACCCGCTACGAGAAGGCGGACGGCGTGTGGCAGCACCGCAAGGACAAGTCGGCCAACTCGGACTACTTTCCGGTCTGCTGGAACTGCGTGAACCGCCACCTCGGCGACACGGTCTGGTGCCCAAAGAATCAATGCGAGACGAACAACATATCTCATCTGGCTCCCTATGTGGACCTGACGAGCGAGGCGCAGGGGTTCCGCCCGACGTGGGAGACTTCGACTGTCAACGGTGTGGGGCATGCTGCTCTCACAAGTGGTCCTGGCCTGTCCTGCGACGAGACCGAAGCGAT